TAGGAGATATACATGAGTGATGATTACAAATTCCCAGATGAAATGGGTTTGGATGAAAATCCAAAAAACGAAGTCGATGTCAATGTCGATGGTGAGACGGACATAGATATTGTCATTGAAGATGATACCCCCGAACGGGATAGACGCGCACAACCTTTAAATCGTGAAGTAGAAGATCCAACCGATGAAGAGATTGAGCAATATAGCAAATCTGTCCAAGCAAGGATTAAAGAACTAACTCATGCTCGCCATGATGAACGCCGAGCTAAAGAATCTTTGGCTAGAGAAAAAGCTGAATTAGAAAGATTGGCACATTCAGCGCTTGAAGAAAATCGTAAGTTAAAACAGTACGTTCAATCGGGTGAAGCTTCTTTTGCTGAAACTTTAAAAGAAAAAGCGGAAGCCGAGCTTGAAATGGCAAGGCGTAACTATAAGGTAGCTGCGGATTCTTATGACACCGATACAATGCTTGATGCTCAAGAAAAGTTGACAGAAGCAAAACTAAAATTAGAAGCTGCAAAAAATTTTAGGCCAACCCCTTTACAAAGTGACTTAAACAATGTAACAATAGAATCACAAGTACCACAAGCACCGAGACTCGACGAAAGAACCTTGCGCTGGCAAGCAAAAAACCAGTGGTTTGGGTCCCCGGGGTATGAAGAAATGACGGCTTTTGCACTAGGGCTGCACCAAAAACTAGTATCTACGGGTTACGATCCGCGCACTGAAGAATATTTCGAGAGAGTAGATTCTCGCATAAAACAAGTTTTCCCTGAAGTATTTAGGAGTGAAAACGAACCATCACGTTCAGAACCAACTAAAAAGCCTGCAACCGTTGTTGCTTCAGCAACCCGTTCTACGGGGGCAAAAAAACAGGTCAAGTTGACTGCAACCGCTAAACGCATAGCAGATAAATTTGGACTTTCATATGAAGAATACGCTAATCAAGCTTTAAAATTGGAGAATAGTAATGGCTAATAATCGCACTCAAAGAGATCAGGAAACTCGTGAAAATAATCCTACACGTTATGTATATACACCGCCTAGCGCGCTACCTGACCCTACACCGGAACCGGGATTTAAATTCCGTTATCTAGCGGCTGCAATTGCGGGTGAGTCAAATCACACCAATATGTCGCAAAAGTTTCGTGAAGGATGGGTACCCGTAAAAGCAGTGGATCATCCTGAATTACAGGTTGTTGGAAACAAAGACGGAAACGTCGAAATTGGTGGATTGATTTTATGTAAAGCTCCCGAAGAAATGGTGGAAGCTCGCAAAGATCATTATGCTCAAGTATCCGAGAATCAGATGAGTTCAGTAGATAATCACTTTATGCGCAACAATGATGCCCGTATGCCTTTATTTGCTGATAATAAGTCTCAAGTAACTAGAGGACGCGGTTTTGGTAATGGTTCTAAATAAACTTTTTTGGAGAAATTAAATGTCAACTACGTCCAATCCCTATGGATTAAAGCCGATCAATTTGATCGGTGGGCAGGCGTTTAATGGTGGTGTCATTCGTGAGATTGCACTAACATCAAACAACTCTGCCGCAATGTATTTCGGTGATTTGATAAAAATCGCCGCCGGTGTTCCTAGTTCTGTCTCCGCTACTCCTACAACTACCACAGCTGGTACTATTGGTGTTTGCGTAGGTGTTCGTTATCAATTAGCTGGTCAACAGCTTGGTTATCCTTTATATGCTCAGTATTTACCAGCTAACGCTGTAACTTCTGGCTACACAAATATCTTTATTCGTGTAATGGATGATCCAGATGCGTTATTCCAAGTTCAAGCTTCAGGTTCTGTTACTGCTGCTAATATTGGTTCTAATGCACAATTGACCAACTTTGGTGGTAATGCTACGTATGGTAACTCTACTATTCAATTGTTACAAAGCTCAATTTCTAATAGCAACGCTACATATGCAGTTCGTATCGTTGACTTAGTCAATGAGTCTTCAACATTTGGTGGTAATTTCCCATCGAATCCGGGCGACGCATACACTGACTGTATCGTTAAGTTGAACTTTGGTGTTCATGCTTATTACAACTCAACCGCTAGTTAATTAAGGAGCTAAAAAATGGCTATTTCACGTTCACAGCTCCTAAAAGAGCTATTACCCGGCCTCAATGCCTTGTTTGGTCTTGAGTATAAACGCTACGGCGAAGAGCATAAAGAATTGTACGAAACAGAGAAATCTGAGCGTTCATTCGAAGAAGAAACCAAACTTTCTGGTTTCTCCGCTGCTCCAGTAAAATCTGAAGGCGCGCAAATTGCTTATGACAATGCGCAAGAAGCTTTTACAGCTCGCTACTCACACGAAACTATTGCTTTAGGTTTCTCAATCACTGAAGAAGCGATTGAAGATAACTTGTATGACTCTTTGTCTGCTCGTTATACTAAAGCTCTTGCTCGTGCTATGGCGTATACCAAGCAAGTTAAAGCGGCTTCTGTTTTAAACAATGGCTTTATCTCTGGCTCTAACAACCAGTATAACGGTGGTGACGGTGTACCTTTATTCAGTACAGCACACCCAACTGTTAACGGCGGTACAAACTCTAACGCTCCTACAACTGCTGTAGATTTGAACGAGACTTCATTGGAAAATGCTGTTATTCAAATTGCTGCTTGGGTAGACGAGCGTGGATTGTTAATCGCTGCTAAGCCACGTAAGTTAATTATCCCACCTGCATTACAATTCGTTGCTACTCGTTTATTAGAGACTAACCTCCGTGTTGGTACTAACAACAACGACATCAGCGCAATCGTAAATAACGGTTCTGTTCCTGAAGGTTACGCTGTTAACCACTTCTTGACAGACGTTAATGCATGGTTCTTGTTAACGGATGTACCTAACGGTCTCAAGCACTTTGAACGTATGCCAATGGCTACTTCCATGGATGGAGATTTCGACACGGGCAACGTACGTTACAAGGCTCGTGAGCGTTACTCATTCGGCTGGTCAGATCCACTAGGCGCATGGGGAAGTTCTGGTTCATTCTAATAGAATGATACCCATAAAACCCCACTCAAAAGGTGGGGTTTTTTATTGAAAAAAGATTGCACAAATCTATAAAAGATGTATACTTAGATTAACTGGGTGATGCTTATACCGGACTGCCCCAGCAGACGATGCAACGATTGGTATAAGTGATCTTTTGCATAAGGACAATTTAATATGGCACGCTCAACCTTTGAAGGCCCAATTCTATCGGGCGACAGTCGTTTTGGACCACTACGTAACGTAGGTTACACGGATTTAGTTCAATCCGCTGATTTAGATTTTACAGTAACAACTAATGGATCTGTTAACTATAGCGGAGCTTCTGGACAGTTTGTTAATGCTAATGGCGTACCAAATACAAACGCTGTTGTTTACCAACCTTCTAGCTCTGTTTACCCATCAGTAGCACAAACAATCCCTGCTGATTCAGCAACTAATATTTATCGTGGCGCAGTTATGTACTTGCCATATGGTTCTTCAATTAATGACGTGTTTATTGACATCGGTGTTGTTCCAGCAGTTGCTGCCGGTACTTTAACATCTACAACTGTTTATGTTTCTAATAACTATACAGCCGCAGCAGGTACAGCAACATACGCAAATACCGCAGTTTTAACATCTCCAGCTGTAGGTCGTCAAAGTATTGCAACATTTACTGCTACGCAGTTAGCTAATCAAGCTTCTACAACAGCAGATATTTTAACGTCTAATCCTCAAGGAACTGGACCTAATGCATCACAAGCATCTCAAGTTGTATTTACTATTGCTTTAGTTGGTACTAGTATGACTACTTTATCTGCTGGTAAATTTTATTTTACATTACGTTATACACAACTTGATGGAAGCATTGGTACAAGTACAACTTACCCATACGGTAATTTTGATTAATTAATTCTCTGGGAGTTCCGGCTCCCTTTTTAAAAGCTAAGGAGATTAATTATGACAATGCAATATGATGTAAAATCGGCCCATTTTAGCGGCAGTGGTTTTGCAATTCTTGGGCGGGCGCGTCTTAAAAATTTAATTTATTTAGGTACAGGAACGGCTGGCGGTATTGATTTGTTTGATACAACTGTAGCGCCAGTTAATGCTACTTATGGACGTTCCGGCAATACCATTACTATAACTTCAACAGCGCATGGTCTATCTACTGGCAATACTGTGGGTATTACATACAGTCCAGCTTCGGCAGTTTCTCCTGTTGCTGGTAATTATGTAATTACTGTTGTAGATGCCAATACTTTTACTATTACCGATATTAACTCTGGAACAATAGCGACTGGTACAAGCTGTATTTATTCTGGCACTGGTAGATGGATGGTCGGATACAATACCGGTACAGCGGTGCAACCATTCCAAGTTATTTTTTCCGGTGAAGGTGTATTGGCAAACACGGGTATATATGTTGTTGAGACTAATATTTCATTCCAAACAATTCAATATGGATAATCAATGTGGCTACTAAGAAGAAAGGGCCCAGTCTTGCAGTTGGAAGAGGCGAAAAACTCCCGGTTTCACAGGGGGCGGGCCTAACTGCCAAAGGCAGAGCCAAGTACAATAGAGAAACTGGATCTAATTTAAAAGCTCCGCAACCTGAAGGTGGTGCACGTAAAAAATCATTTTGTGCCCGTATGTCAGGTATGCCCGGACCGATGAAAGATGAAAAAGGTAGACCAACACGTAAAGCAGCAAGTCTTAAAAGGTGGAAATGTTGATGGACATTAAAGAAATATTAATGTTGTGGAATATGGGATTAACACTTACTATAGGTGTTGTAGGTTTTTTCCTAAAGGAGAAATTCAATGAGATTCAGCGTCTTAATATCTTACTTAACA